TAGAAATCAATTAGTAGGTGCTATTTATTTACAACCAACTAAAACAGCTGAATTTATAATACTTGACTTTAATGTACTACCAACAGGAGCTACATTTGATACTGGAGGAGGTGCAGGAGGTTATTAAAAAACTAAAAGATTTTATATTTATAATAAAATAACAATATAATAAAAATAAAAAGATGGCAATATTAAATACAAATGAAATGATGTTCACAGCATTTGAACCTAAACTACAAAATAGGTTTATAATGTTTATAGATGGTATCCCTGCATATTTAATTAAAAAAATATCAAGACCCAATATTACTTTTGGAGAAGTAGTTCTTGACCACATTAATGTGAAAAGAAAAATTAAAGGGAAGGCAAATTGGGAAAACATAACTTGTGATTTATATGATCCAGTTACACCATCAGGAGCACAAGCAGTAATGGAATGGGTAAGATTAGGACACGAATCAGTAACAGGTAGAGATGGTTATTCAGATTTCTATAAAAAAGATATCAGAATAAATACATTAGGACCTGTAGGTGATGTTGTTGAAGAATGGATTTTAAAAGGAGCATATTGCCAAAATGCTAACTTTGGTGATATGGATTGGACATCAGATACACCTGCTAATATTTCAATGACTATTGTAATGGATTATGCTATTCTAAATTACTAATAAGTAATTTATCTATTATATATAATTGTTTTTTAAAGTAAGCGCTATTTTTAGCGCTTTCTTTATTTTTACATATATGTATATCTGAACTAGTTTTAAATAAAATAACGTTATGGAACAAAATAAACAAATTTTCCCTTCAGAAGAAGTTACTTTACCTTCAAAAGGCTTACTTTACCCACAAGATCATCCTCTTTCAAAAGGAGTTGTAGAAATAAAATATATGACTGCAAGAGAAGAAGATATATTAACTAACCAAAATTTCATTAAAAATGGTACTGTTATAGATAAATTATTAAAGTCTTTAATAGTTACAAAATTTAATTATAATGATTTATTAGTTGGTGATAAAAATGCAATATTAGTAGCTGCTAGAATTTTAGGCTATGGAAGCGAATATTCATTTAAATATAAAGATCAAGAAACTACAGTAGATTTAAGTGAAATTGAAGATAAAGAATTTGACGAAAAATTAATTTTAGATAAAAATAACCCAAATGAATTTAGTTTTCATTTACCTTATTCTAAAAAAGATATTACTTTTAAGTTATTATCTCATGGTGATGATTTAAAAATAAATAGTGAAGTAAAAGGACTTAAAAAAATAAGTAAAACTACTAATGTAGAAAGTGTAACTAGATGGAAACATATTATTTTATCTTTAGAAGGAAATTATGATAAAAAAACTATTAGAGAATTTGTAGATAATCAACTTTTAGCTAGAGATGCTAGAGCATTAAGACAGTATATAGTAGATATACAACCAGATGTTGATCTAACTGTTGATTTAGAATTATCTGATGGGACGTTAGAGGAGAACGTATCGCTTCCCATTGGGGTGGGCTTTTTTTGGCCTGACGTCGAGTTATAGGAACGTATTATTTACTCAGATCCACGATCTAGTGTACCATGGCGGCGGTGGTTTTAAACATGAAGAAGTATATAATATGCCAACCTGGTTAAGATTATTTCATATAGGTAAGATTAACGAACATCATGAAAAACAAAACCAAGAGATAAAAAAATCTCAAGGAAAAGAAGATATAGGAGATTCTAAAATACATAGACCTAATATACCTCCATCTTCAGTTTACAACTTTTAAGTAAAGGCATCGTAGATGCCTTTATTTTTTTATATTTATTATAAATAGACTATTTTTATGGCTGATAAAAAGAAAACCACTGAAGAAGAATTAGAAGCTCTAAGAAAAACTGCAAAGTTAGAAGGAGAGACTTTAGGACCTGCTCAACAAAGATTAAATATAGCTAAAGAATTAGTAGTTTTTGCAAAACAACATCAAGAATTACTAAATAAAGAAGGTGATATATTACGTAATGTACGCGATATTGAAAATGATATAGTAAAAGCTAAAGAAATCTTAAAAGAAGCCGAAAAAGATACAACTGGAATTCTTGGAAAGAATAAAGACTTAGCAGCAAAAATATTAGCAGATAAAGAAAAAGAACTACAAGCAACAATAAAAATAAATAATGCTCTTGGGCTATCGGGAAAAGCTATGGGTGTTATAGATTCTTTATTTTCAAAAGTAGGATTAGACTCCTCAGGCATTTTAAAAAATACTCAAGCTCAATTAATTCAATTAGAAAAAGAGGGCAAATTACGTGATGGTATAGCAGGTAAACTACAAGGTATGAAAACCTTAATGGGCGAAATAGGTAAACAAGTTAAAGGAGCTTTAACAGATCCATTAACATATTTAGCAATAGGTTTAGATTATTCATCTCAAATAAAAACAATAAGACAAGAATTAGGTCTTGCATATTCAGATGCTCAAGGATTAAGAATGGAATTTTCCAAAATAGCAGCTGATTCGGGTAATGTAGCTATAAATTCAGCAGATATATCTAAATCTTTTTTCTTAATATCTAATGCTGTAGGTGCTGGCGGTACTGCCTTAGCTAAAACTTTTCCTGATGTAGTAGAAGAAGCAGCTAAATTAAATAAATTAATGGGCTTAAGTGCAGAAGCAACAGCAGGTTTCGCACAAGGAATGCTTCAAAGTTCAAAATCAGCAAAACAAGTAAAATTAGAAGCTATAGGAGCTACAGTAGCAGTAGAAAAAGAATTAGGCGTTAGATTACCCATTAAAAAGATTTTAGAAGAAACAGGTAAAATTAATGGACAAATAAGAGCACAACTTGCTGCTCAACCTGAATTAATTGCAAAAGCAGTAGCTCAAGCAAAAGCATTAGGAATGACACTTGAAGAAGTAGCAGCTGCAGGAAATAAAATATTACAATTTGAATCTAGTATAGAAGCAGAATTAAAAGCTGAATTACTTTTAGGTAAAGAAATAAATTTAGAAAGAGCTAGGTTAGCTGCATTAACAGGAGATTACGAAACATTAGCAAAAGAAATAAATAAAAATGTTGGTTCTTTTAGTGATTTTACAAAATTAAATGTTTTACAACAACAAGCATTAGCAGATGCTGTTGGTATGACAGTTGACCAGTTATCAAATCAATTACTTAAAAAAGAAAATTTAGCAAAATTAGCTGAAGAAGCAAGAGCTGAAGGAAATGAAGAGTTAGCACGACAATTAGAAGCTCGAAGTGCACAAGAAAAATTTAATGACGCTGTAATGAAATTAAAAGGACTATTTGTAGATATTGTAGGGGGACCTTTATCAGCTTTTATAGATGGATTTGCAAGAATAATGGATATTTTAGGACCTATAATTAGTGGTGTAGCATATATACTTGAATCTTTTGTAAAATTAGTAACTTTTGATTTTGGAAACATGACTGTATTGCAAGGGCTGCTTCTTTTGCAGCTATAGCATTAAAATCAAAAGCAATATTATTATATAGAAAAGGACAACAAGTAGTAGAAGGAGTTATAATGGGATATAAAATTGCACAAAATAAATTAAGTGGAGTAGCTTTAGCTACTGAATCTAGAGGTTTAGTTAGAGGGATAGCAAGAGCAATAGCAGGAATATTTAGAGCATTTTCTTTTATACCTTTTGGTTTAGGTATACCTTTTGCAATAGCTGCAGTAGCAGGTATGATAGGATTAATAAAATCATCTAAAGCCGATGACTTTGTAAGTACAGGCTATGGTAAAAGAACTTTATTAGCACCTGAAGGAGCAATAGCTTTAAATGATAGAGATACAGTAATAGCAGGAACTAAACTATTTAGAGGTGATGATGTAATAAGTGGTCCTGCAGTTGCACAATCTGCACCTATAGATTATGACCAAATGGCAAGTGCAATGGCAAATGTACAAGTACGAAGTAATATACAATATGATTCATTTGCTGCTAGAGATACAAGTGGTCAAGTATTTTATGGCAACCAAGCAGCTAAAAGTAAGTTTGCTTAATATTTATAATAAAATAAAAGATGGCATTAAAAAATTTAAGTTCACAATTAGATTTAGTACCAGGTACTAACCCTGTTGGAAATATGGAGGGACAACAGGGTCCTAGCTTTGATTTAGGAATGAATTCTTCTCTATTAACAGATTCTTTAATAAATCAATATCAATATAATTATGGTAATTCATCAGATACTGTAAATGCTTCTACTTTAGATTTAGATGGAGCAGATAATGGAAATGGTACTTTTGATTTAGGTGTAGATTCTATACTACAACAACAATCTTTATTACAAATACCTAATAATTCCCCATATGCTGATTTAAATGGAGAACCAGGACCTAATTTTGATTTAGGAATGGATTCAACATTTCATATAGATTCTTTAACATTTCCCTATTCATATCAACATGGAAA